GTGAGTTTTACATTGCACTCAAAGCAAAACTCATCCAGAAGCGGTCTGTGGTCAACATGAAAATCAGACCAGATGCTACCGCCAGTGAACAAAATAGACGACCCATCACCGAACGCACTGTCGCCCGTATCGTTTACAACATTACTGCCGCTCCATGATTCGAAATCCGAGTGCGGGCTACCCACTCCACCAGTCGATAAATCAATCATATCTTTGGAGCCATGGGTTGCGTTCTGGTGGTCCATCAAGTAATGGACATTCGAGAACAAGGGTTGTGGCGGCCCAGGAGGTCCGCCGTTCTCTTCGCCAGGACCGCCGCCACCGGACAAGCCACCAGGGCCAATGCCTCCGGGCGTACCCTTACCCTTGCCACCACCGCCGGATCCAGGGTTGCCGCCACCGGCTCTACCGCCACCGCCACCCACGCCAGTCGGCCCACCAGGACCGGGGGCCTGGTTACCACGCCCAGGATTACGACCTTTGGGCTGGTTGAAATTGCCTGGGACGACCGGTCGGTCGTACGTTCCTAGCAGCCACAACAGGGCATCATCGTCTGGCATCAGGCAACCCTCCGATCTTCTTCGGCAAGTCCAAGCGCATCGAACAGATCCGCATACGGAAACGCCTTCAACGTAGACCCCGGTGTGCAGTTCAAAACCTTGACCCCCCGGCGCTCAAGATCCGGCGCGGCATTCGTCCACGAGTTGATCCACCCGTCAACCTTGTGCTGCTTCTGAACCGGAGCCTCGATGTGATCATGAACTCCGAACCAATGCTGGTTGGGGGAGTGGCAGTCAACGCCGACAAGGATGACATTGACTGCCCCGCACCGGGCCAGCAAGTTGACTGCTTGGAATGCGCTGTTGCCACCGGCTCCGAGCGTCGGTCCATCCCATACCATTCGGGTCTTCCCGGCCACCACCTTGACGTAGTTGAGCAGCGGCTCCTGCCACGCCATGTCAGGGGGTAGGTGAACGTTGCGCTGGTTCGGTAGTGCGCCAACAACGCGCATGCCCTTGAACCCGTCGCGGTGCGGAGCCTTGCGCCGGTGCCACTGCCAGTCGCAGCCGTACAGCATGTCCGCATCCGAGGCCAGCTCCCACGACCGGTTGATGACGCAGCGGTAGACCTCGGCGGAGCTCTTGATGAGGTCGGCCTGCGCCCTCGTCATGGACGGGCCAGCCGCCAGAATGGCAACCGTCCGGCCCTTCAGATTGGGCCACCAGCTCTGGTCCTTGCCTGTCTTGTCGATCATGGTGTGCCCTCTGGAACTAGCTCGATGTTGAGCCGCGCGGAAACCTCTCCGGTGCCAGCCGCCACGGTTGCCATCCATCCGATGTCGCTCAGAGGGGGGATTTGAATTTCGCGTCCACCCCGCGCTGACAGGAACCTCACCTCACCACCCGGAGGAATGGCAGTGAAGGTCTGCTTCACCCTCATGGCCGTATACGGCGGAACCGTTTCGAGAATGTTCTCTCGGGTGACCAGCGCAGCAGTGGCAGCCTTGTTGCCGGACACCGTCAGTGAGTAGGAATGGATCCTGCCTACGTAGCCCGCAGGTATGGAGTAGGCCGCGACTTCGCTTTGCGAGGTTGGGAACGCCCCATCGTGGGTGCTCATGATGCCCCAGTCTAGGGTCCCAGCCGCATTCTCGATTGTGATAGGGCCAACCATCGACCCCGCGCCAAAGCCAGCATACGTGCCGGACTTATCAACCCAGAACCGGAACAGCCGCAGGAAGGAAAGCGAGGTCGGGTCTGAGGCGAGAGTGCCGTTCGCATTGGTGGTCACGTAGGCGATGATCGGCTTGCCAGTTGCGTCCAACCCTTGCAGTGCAATGCGGCGCGCACCCGCACCAGTAGCGCTGTCAGCCGCGTTGCCACCAGCCTTGATCCGAAGCTGCGTTGCCCCGGCAACCTGCGGCGTACGGTATGCGCCCAAAGTCGTGACCGGGGTCATCACCGTTCCGATAACTTCAGAGTGACCAAACTTGGCAATGTAGCTCATGGCAGCAATCCCCACGTCCAGGATGTGCCCTTGTACCCGATCCACGCGATCCCAAGTCCGCTGCAGAAGGCGATGAGAGCGAGGGACACGTGCACCACCTTCTGCAGCGGGGTCAACCCGTCCTTGAACATGCCACTACGCACAACCGGAACCAGCCCACGCTTGGCGAGCGATAGGCCGATGATCCGCCGGATCCGTGCGCAACCTCTGCAGCTCATCCCTTGTCCTCCAGTGCAGCGATCACCTGCTGCCCGTGCTTCTTGAACATGGCGACGATCTGGGTCATAAAGGTCTGCTCCAACCTGCCTCGCGCGCCCTCGATCTTCTCGAAGGATTGCTCACGCGCATCCTTGGTCGGTGCGCTGTCAACCGGGATCACGGCGCAGCGGCAGTTGATGTCCTCCTCGGCAATGCCGAAGTCGCCGGGGTACTCGGCTTCGAACCCGTCCGGCGACTGGAACGCTGACCCGACCGGTTGCTTCTGCCCGTCCATCGCGAAGTGAGAATCACGGACCCTGTCGTCCTGCGACGTGAGCCATTCCTTCTCAGTGATGCCCGCCTGCTTGTGCGCCTCATCGGCGGCGAAGTTGCTGGCCCGCACGGTCTCGGTCCTGACGATGGTCTCCGCCCTCGCGTCCGTGGCACCGGTCACAACCCTTCGAATACGGGCGGACAGCTTTGCGGTGTTCTCGCCGCCAGCCACCCCCTCGGTCAACTCGGTCCTCATGTTCTTGAGGGTTGTCCCCATGATGAGGTTGGACCGCTCACCTGCTGCCGTCTCCAGGAAGCCTTCCACGGAGGGTGAGCGGAGGTCGAAGGCAATCTCAACGTTCAACGATTCCAAAGTCTCACTGCCGAACTCGGCCACTATGGCCTTGTTGTTCGAGGTCATGACCTCGGCCACCAGCCCTTGGTCCATGGCGGCGAGGATCTCCTCAATGTCCGCAGCGAAGATCTTGGTCTGAAGGGGGAGTGCCTTCGCGCCAGGACCGGTTGCTGGTACAGCGGGAGTGAAGGACACAGAGGCGTTCACCATATCCTCCGCCTGCTCCTGCGAGATCGTCGGGAAGGAGACCACGATCAACTGGACCGCAGCATCTGGGGACATCAGCGCAGCCGTGACATCAGCGATGATACCCTGCAGCGCAGCGATCTGAGCCCCATTGAGCGCGGATGCCTGGATGGAAGTCTCGTCGCTTGCCGCTACCGTCCCATCTTCCTTCCCACCGTCAATCTGTCCCATTCCATCCGGCAGCGGTTCCTCGCCTGCCAGCTCGCGCGCCTCGTCCTTGGAGAAGGCCTTGGGCCGGGCGGACATAACCTTCAGCTTGAACTCCTGGTCCTCGGTGACGAACGGCTCGAAGCCCACCCGGAGGTTGGGGTCGTACTGCGGGGCTAGCTGGTCATTGAGCGTACTCACCCGCGCCTTGACCCTCGGCAGTACAACGTGCTTCATGAAGAAGAACTCGGCTGAGTCGATGATGGCCCGGTTGCTGTTGACGATCACGCCCACCATCTCGGGCGGAATGCCGAACACTGTGATGATGATGTCACGCTCGAACTCGCGCAGCTTGGTGAGCTGGAGCTCCTTGAAGGAGGGGGTGAGCTGGTCGACTGAGATGGGACCGGCGCTGATGAAGGGCTTACCCGCATTGTGCGGCCCAGTGAACCGCTGGGTCCAGATCTCGTGGATCCGCTCGGCGTCCTCCTTCAGCAGTGGGACCTCCTTCGAGCCACTGATCACAATGTCAGGTCTGGCGCGGTTGGCGAGTGTGCTACCGGTGTGCTTGGCTGCTGCCTCGTCAACGTTGATCTCGTCGGTCAGTGCGCGAGCCACGCCCAGACCACGCCGGTACGGGTCCGCCGGGTTGACGTCCTTGTACCACAACATGTCCTTACGCTCAACCTGAACCGAGACGGCTGAGCCCTGAGCCCTAACCTCGAAGATGTTGCCCATCGGCGTAGGGACATTGGCCACCCAGTTCGGGGGCACTGGCCACCGCTCGAACGGGACATCGAAGGCGTTGCGACGCAGCATGGCGAAGCTCTCACCTGCCAGCTCCACAGCCTGCGCTTCCATGAGCCTACACTGGAGTCCATCAAGGCCGGGCACGCCGGAGTTGAGCATGCGGGCCATGATGTGATTGGGCACCGGGATCTGCTCCCCGGTCGGCAAGACAACCTCGGCCCGCAGCTCGACGGTGGCAACCGCATAAGCAATCTTCCGGACCACAGCCTGAAGCACCGGGCTGGCACTGTAGGCCTTCAGCAGATCATACGTACCCTTGGTCGGCATTGACCGGGCATGACCGCTGACGATCTGTGCACCGTGCACCATGGCAGTCGCGGGCGCATCCTTCCGCCGAGGGACGGTGGGCACATCAGTAAAACTCATGGCCAGCTCTCCTTACGTTTTCCAAGCCGTACCGCAGTGAATCGATCACGTGGTTGTCGTCATCTGCCAGGACATTAGTGACCTCGCCGGTCAGCTTGTCCACCTTGTATGCGTAGTTCTCCAGCTCACGAATGGTGTGCGGACACCGGGGGTGAACCTGTATGTCATAGCTCTGGAGGAAGTCAACCCCCTCCACAACCGAGCCTGCACCCTTCTTGGCACCCACGATGTTGAAGCCATCGCCTCGCATGTAGTCAATGGTCTCGGGGCGGGCGCTGTCGGCGATGATCTTGTGATGACGGGAGCCGGGCACTCGGTCGTACATCGCAGGAGTGTTGCGAATCTTACAGGCCATCTCGTACGCCTCATAGTC